GACTGGAATTTTTTTCATTTTATTAATAATTTTATTCATAAAATTTTCAACTTCATTAGGTGGTATGTTTCCTATATCAAGTTTGAATACTCTTTTTTCAGGAGCTCTCATAATTCTGTGAATCAACATAGCATCTTCCATTAAGGTAAGTTGCTTGAATACCTTTCTACCACCTTCTAACATTGATTTACCATAGGGTAAAAAATTAGTGTCACTTAACAATCTAAAATGTGCTATTTCATAGGCTTGTTTTAGTTCTTCGTTAGGATTGGCATTTCTAGATGCAGCATCTTCTATTTGATATTCAACTAAATTAGGATTTTCTGCATCGTGACCTTCGAGTCTAGTTACATCATAACTTGATAATGGCTTAATACCAACAACTCCTAACTTATCAACAATCTGTAGATCTAGAAAGAAGTCACCATACTTACACATGTTTCTAATCCAAGACCATAAATTATATTCTATGTTGATAATATCATAAAATAGATTGTATAATATTTTATAAATTTTAGGATTATCAGTTTGGATATCTAATGTTTTACCCTCAACATTATCCACAGTAGATTCATCACTGTAAACATCTAGAGCACTAGATATTATAGGATCCTGATCCATAAGTTCGTAATCCTTATACAGATCAACCTTTGCTACTGCATAAGTTGCTCTAGCGTTTTGAGCATTTACATATTGACCCTGTCTTGTATTAAATAATTTATTATATTTGTCAATAAAGTTTGATGTTAAACTTAGTTGGGAATAATCAACATCTTTGACGACTATTCTATTGTCTTTAGTTTTTCGTACAATAATGTTGCTACGAAATAAACTACCTAACCTTTGAAATATATTTCCTCGATCTGCCATATTATCCTAGAAGCCATGTAAGGTCTTCTTCCTCTCCTTTGATATTTATTTTGTATGGATCATGCTGAGGTCTTGTGTTTCCAGACGAAAATCCATCAGCAAAACCACCATTAAGATTTACCATAGTATCCATCATACTACGTTGCAAGTTATCACGATCCTTGTTAAACCTTAATGCAGTATCTCTGATCCATAAAGCGATTGCAAATGACATAACAAGATCATCATTATATCCTTGCATGGCTTGTGGTTTATTATTATTGTATATAAATACAAATAACTCATCAATTAACCTAGATGATTTTATTGTTACAAGTTTTTGTCTTACATATTCTTCAAGTTTTGCAATTATTAATGGTCTAGTTTTTGCAGTCGTAGCAAATCCAGGTACTAAATTCCTATCCTCTGCTCTGTATTTATTTTTCATCTGATGTTCAGTATCAACAAATTTGAGATCTTTTGATTGATAGAAAAGATTTTTATACCCTCTGTCAATAATAGTTTGTATACAAGCCCATCCTATGTTGTTATTTTCAACGACTAATAATGCATCATTGTACTTAGTTGCTAGTTCAATAAGAAAGTTGCCATATTCTGTTGTTCCTAACTGACCTTTGTATTCAGCAACTTGTGAAATATCCTCAAGTTCTATCACCTGAGCTGCAGAATAATCTGTACCATCACCTCGAGCAACATCAGCAACTACTATATAATCCTTTTCATAATTTGGATATTCCCATATCCATAAATTATTATCAATACCAACACTATCACTTGGATCGGATTTGTGTGTTTTAGTATACCATTCTAGAATAAGCGGATCTATAACGTTGTTACCTGAGGTTAGAAAGTCTGCATCACATTCTTGTGCAGCTCGCTTTGGTCCTAAATTGGTGTCCTGTTCATCTCTCCAAGTCTGATCCCTATCAGGATGCAAGCTCCAATGTAAGTATATATCGTTAAAATCATTACTTTTTTCTTGAGCACCAACCCATGTTTGGTGAAAAAAATTACCAACACCATTAGGAGTACTTATCATTATACAATCTCCACCTGTTGCTAGTGTCTGTTGTGCTGCTGTCCAAATTTCATCTATCTTGTCTATGAATGCTGCTTCATCTAGTATTAGTAAACTCAATGCTTCAGATCTACCAGCTGATTCGTTGGAGGCTACAGCTTTTATTTGTGAACCATTAGCTAGTCTCATTGATAACTTGTTATCTTCTTCAACCTTAGTTTTGAGCCAGCTAGGTAAGTTTTGATACATAACCCTAACCTTAGTAACTAAGTTTTTTGCAGTGTCTTTACCTGTAGCTATACATAAAATATTTTTATCATGTTGGAATAAAATTGTCCACAAACTATATGCAGCAGTTAATGTTGATAATCCTAATTGTCTAGCCTTTAACACTACATTGTATCGATTATCCTTAAACTGGTTTAGTACATCTTCTTGAAATGGATAGAGCTCAAATTTTAACTTACCTTTAGTTGGATGTTGGATAACACAATATTTTTTCATAAAATACTGAGGATCTTTTACACAAACTGCGTATTCTTTCTTTATTGCAAGTTTAAGTTGTTTTACATTTTTATCCACTACCCATTCCGTTTTCGTGGTTACCTATAGCATTAGCTACAGTTTTATCAAGTTTCAGAGCTTTTGAAGACTCAACTTCTTTCATTGCCTCTTGTATCTCTTTGAATACAGCTTGATATCTTAATTTAGTTTGTTCCTTTACCCAATCTTCCCACTTACCTTTCCTTTTGAGTTCTGTCTCAAAAAACATCTGACAATGATAACATCTACCCATCCTATCGTAGGTTTGTTGATCTAAAGTTTTGAGAATTAGTTTGTCACAATCATTACAGCTGTCAAAACCCCGTGGAGGAACTTTTGTAATTTGTTTACGTTTACCTTCTTGTATTGTCCATCTTCTACCTCTAGCATCAATCCACTCTTCACCTTCTTCACGTTGATGAGTTGTTTTTGATTCATATCCTATCTGAACTTTATCTTTGTACTTGCCCGTAAGCATGTCTTGTATTTTTTTTATATTTTTGCTCATATCTATATATATGTATATATTTTAATTACCTGCTATATTTTAATAATCCTGTTATCTGATTAACAGGTGCAAAAGCCCCTGTAAACTTATAAGTGTTTCCTTTATATTTAAAAACTAATCCTTCAGATGGTACAACAGCATCAAAGCCTCCTAACGCTTCCAATTTATCTAACTGTGCTTGTAGTTTATTCATTAAAGAAGGATCTTTTGAAGACTCCACCTGTTTACGTACTGACTCGACATCTTTACGTATTCTCTGAACTGCCTTATCTGGGCTGATAGACAAGTAGCCTTCAACGTTCTTCATAATCTCTGCACCAACTTCTAAAAATATTAACTCAAAAGGTTTAATGTTTTCCTTTTGCATTTTTTTGTGATCATTTTTATCTGTTGACTTTACCCATTCTAGAAACTCTTCGTTATCAATTTGTTTGTTCATCATAGGTATAGTAAATGTTTTATCAAAAAATGCCCAACGTAACACTAATCCATCCTCAATTGTTTTAGGTATGTCATAATCCATTTGTTTAGCAGCACTATATACAAACTCTCGCCAGTACATCTCGTGATATAGAGACACTGTATCATCATCTTTCAGACCGTATACATTTCTTAGTTTATCAACCTTCTTACTAAACCTCGATTTGAGTTTACCAAAGTTTTGATGTTTAGGTACGTTTAAGAAATTAGGTGCACCTATTTTAAATTTACTTTGGACTTTGGCATTTATTTTGGTAATCATTTTAGATAATTTATTAGCACCATTTCTAACAGAACCTTTAGCATTACCATTACTATCATACTTTACTATACCGTGAAAAATAAGTTCTGCAACATCATAGTCTATAACATTAGCAGTTTCTGGATATATTATTTCGAGGTTAAGAAAATGTCCCCCATCATCAAACATTTTTTTCTTATCCTTATCATTTAGACCTGAAATAGCACTCTCTAAATCATCCATAGCAAAACTAAAAGCTCTAGTGACTGCACCTCTATTTGCAAATTTAGCCTTTAATGCTTTTGCGTCAAGTGAAGTTTGACCTTTGTTTTTGAGATGGCCTTTATTCCTAGCTGCGACTAATTTATTGTCTTTCCAAGATACCATTAGGTTTTGTCCATCAAGTTTTTCAGTAACACCTTCCTCTCTAGATAGATTACCTCCTAGACCCATGTTTATGATTTTTTTAAGATCACCAAATGTAAGCTCCATATCATCAAATGGATGTGCCATATGACCTGCTGCTCCTCCCATAAGCAATAAACTCCTTTTATCTTTTTTTGTTGGTAGAAGATACTGAATTTGTTCCGTTAAGTCAACAACTTTTTCTAAATCACTATGCATTATATCATCTCTGCTTACCGGAGTAGTGTCTTTTGGTTCCTCTTTATCTATTTGTTTGGTAGTATCTTTTGATTGTTTTACAGCTGTGTCCTTGTATTGATCTACAAAATCAATAAATTCCATTCCTATATTTTTATTAATTTTTCGTATATGATTTTTCCACTTTAGCCATGCTTGAGTACCTATAAGATCTTCCATGTTATTAGCTGAAGGTTTTGACACCCCTGCAGGCATGTAACTTACTGATGCAACTGGTCCCTCTTCATTGGGATAATATCTGTATAAATCTGTATTTTCGAGATCATATTTTTTTACAAACTGTTTTGGCAAGATAAAATCAACAACTTCATAACCAATTCTACCAGCATCAGCAACTCCTCGTCTAGCATATGCTTCATACGAAGGTGACCAATAAATAGGACCATCGTCAGTACCACCACCTTGTGTGTTACTTGCTTCTAGGATTCTTTTCCAATTGCAATGTTGTAGGAAGTTAGCAATATTTTCTTCAGTAACATACTCGTTCACTGAAAATTTATCAACGAATATTTTAGCAACACTAGGTGACCAATACTTAAACAGCTTCTTAAAATTTTGTTTTCTATCCTTTGCATACTTGTTACTACCAAGTATGGTTCTCATTGTTGTACCACTGACTTCTAATCCTGCAACGTTTACACTAAAATGTGGTGATCGCGTAAAATATCCGTGTTCTTTGTAGGTATACTTTGCTTTACCTTTCCATGGTAAAAAATACTTTCCACTTGTAATACGACCAGCATCTTTGTCACCAAATGCAAAAACCACAGCAGTATCTTCGGAAAATTTATTTGTTATTTCTTCTGCTTTGTAAGGATTTTTAACCTGAACTATCCTGTTACTAGGTATACCCATTTTAATCATATGAGCTTTCTTTTCTTTAAAGGATAATGGTGAGTTTGTATTGTTTGTTTTA